CCCGTTGTTCAGGATCGCAGCGCCCTTCACTTCCTTGGTGTAAGCCATGGCGCGGGCCAGAGCCTTCGTATAACGCGCTGACAGAGAATCATAGAGGTTATCCTCCATGGCCTCCTCAGTGATCGAGAAGCCCATGGCGATGGTCTCGTGTGTATACCGAGCCGTCCAGACTTCCTGAGCGTTATCGTAGGCAATAGCCTGACCTTCGTTCTTGACCGGCGCAGCAGAGAATCCGCTGAGCTTGGCCTCTTCTTCGAATGAACGCTCTGACGTTTCCTTTTCGAAAATGTCAGCGTGTTCGTTCTCGTATCTCTTATACTCCAGACCGAACAGGGCGTTCAGACCGGGGAGCAGCTCCTTCAGAAGCTGTGCGCGAGAAATAGCCATTTATCTATTCTCCCCTATTAAATGCCAGTAGCCGAAGTGTATGAGTGGATGCCCGTGTTAAACTTAACGAGGCAATCCGTGTAGGTGTCACCAACGGCCGAGAACGGACCATCGACGAAACCAACCACTCGGAACGGCAGGAAGGTGCTGGTGTTCGATGAAGACGCGCTGAGCGCAACCTTTGAATCACCAGTAGTCGTTGAGCCAGCGGTCTGCACAACACAGACGTTTGAACCCAGAGTTGACTGAGCCATAGTGGCATCAGCCTGAGCCTGAAACACAACGTTCGGGTCATCAACAACATACGCAAAAGCGTCTGAAGCAACAGTGCTGGCAGGCCAGTACTGCTTAAAGACCTTATAGTTAAGGTTCGGGTCGGTGTATGTGCAACCCATGAAGACGCCAACGACGCCCGCCGGGAAGGCGTTAGTCGTGCCGTCAGCACCGGTAGCAGTAACCTTAGCGATAGTTCCAGCGGCGAGGATCGACACGATATCGCCATAGAAGATGTTTGTAGCATAGGCCGACGCAATCTTAATAAGACGGGTTGATCCGGAGTACGGAAGTCCACCAATCAGATTAACAGGGCGAAGACCATAGGGCGCGGCTGTAGTAGCCATTCTATGCTCCGTTTGTTATGAAATGAGGGTTATTTAGTGCCCCTGCCAAATGTAGTACGAGATGATCGTTCCGGCTTGAGGACCGGCATTCTCGGATCAGACTCTCTCATGAAGTTGTTGTCCACTGATTCCATCTGGTTGTTGGCAACAGTTCTGAAGTGTCTGTTTCTAGCTTCGACCATCTCTACAGGCATCTTGCAGAGAAGAAGACCACCGCTCTCGATGTTGTCCGGATTTTTTGAATTGGGATCTGTGAGGTGCGCCAATTCAGGATGCTCGGACCTCTTGCAGGCAACCCAGCCCTCGCGCATGCGATAGCTGACATTTGACGGATCAGGCTGCCCATTGAGGGTAGTTCTGATCCAACGGAACTGATATCCGTTCTGCGGAGCCGGATCTGGCAACAGAGAAGGGGGTGTCCATGTAACTGGGCGTGACTCCGCTTCGCGGGTCGCGTTGTCTCTTGGGGTGCGCTTATCCATTCTGCATTTCCTTAGCAATCTGAGCAGCGTACTGCTCTGGAGTGATACCCAAACGCCTAGCGAGGGCAACTTGGGTTGTCGTCAGTGTAACCTTGCGCGGCTGCTTGACCGATCTTGAAACCGGGGCAACTGCGGATGTCTTGCGAACCGCCTGACGCTGCGGACGCTCGACCTCTTCCTGTTCGCTTTCAAAACGATCAGGATATCTCTTACGCATTTCTGTATCGATAGTCTGGTAGTACTCGTCGGAGGTAGGGTCCATGCCCTCGTCTCTGACCAGACGCTCATGGATTCCATAAGCTGTGCCGGTCATCTCCTTGTCGCTACCAAACCACTCATTTCTCTTGGCCCAGTCAGCAGCCTTCGGATCGATCCGGGGGCGCTGTGGCTGCGGAGCAACTCTCTCTTCCGGAGCTTCGACCGGACGGAAGTTTCTCCACTGCTCCTGCTCGGCAACGGCGCGAGCCATTGTCTCCTGAGCCTCGACAATCTTGTCGGCGTCTCCAGCCTCGTAGGCCTGCTTGTAATGAGACTTTGCTCTCTCGACCTCGGCCTCGGCCTTCAGCTTGGCGGCATTGGCCAGATTCTTCTGACTCTCTGCAACAAGCTTTGCAAGCTGTCTGTTCTCCTCAGCAATCTTGGAAGCGTAAGCAATAGCCTCATTATGCTCTCGCTCAATGGCTTCCTTGCTGCGGCGCTCGGCATGATACTTGGCGGTAAGCTGGCTGAATCGCTTCTTGACGCCCTCGCTATAATTGTCCATCTCCTCTTCGGAGGGTTCCTTGACATCCACCTTGTTCGGGCGACCCCGATCCTTCTCCGGTGTGTCATCGACAATCTCAATAGCGAACCCAGTATCTTCCTGAAGCTCGTCCTTGATATCGGTATTATCTGACATTACGCTCTCCTGAAATCTCTCGGGTCTTCAACGACACCCTCAACGGTGTCATCATTGATAAGACGGAATTCCTGATCTTTGACCTTGAATCTAGTTCCTGCATACGAACGGAAAACAACCCAGTCACCCTGTTTGCACCAAGGTCCGGTGTTGAACTTTTCTCCGGTGTAAGCCAGATCGCCCAGCTTAACCACGTATCCAAGAATAGACGCAACTTCCTCCAAAGACTTAAGTTGATCCGGGCGGTAAATACCACCAGCGGTCTTCTCCTCAAGCTTCGGCATCGCAATCAGAATCTTCCAACCCTTCGGTTCAGGAATATTATCTGTCGAAACGTTCTTTGCCGATTCAGTATCGTACACTTCAGTTCACCTATGCGGGGAGGCAACCCCGTTTGCTGAGCCGGTATGGCTACAGTTCGTTCCCTTTAGGGAATCCTATTGCTCCTCGACCTTCTTCTTCAGGTCGAGAAGGAAACTCTCAGCGATGGCGAGGCCATCGACTCTACCGACAAGACGCTGGTAGGCGGGCCAATCGGCCACTCCACCCGTAGCGGAAATGTCAGCAAGCTCATTCATCTCCTTGCGAATCTTGTCACGCAAGGCATCAAGAACGTCCATTCATTCCTCTCATGGTCTTGGCGATATCAACACCGATTCTCGCTCCATCTGTCTTCTCTCTGGACGCGAGGTTTTCCTTGTGTTCGCCAACCTTGGCTCCAATCTGAGCGCCAGCGATCTTCTCCTGAGTCTCAAGGCGCATCTGCTCCTTCTTGAGAGCGAGCATCTCTCTGAGACCCTTAAGCTGGTTGTCAGCCTGATCCTTGGCAGCCTTGCGCTGGACTTCAGCCTGACGAATCTGGAGATCCTGCTGCTGCATCTGGATGACCGGATCTTGCATCTGCTGCTGAATCTGCTGCTGCTGCTGTTCCGCCTGATCCTTCTGGAGAAGCTGACCGGCAGCCTGAGCAATCAGGGACGACAGGTCATGCTCGATATCCTCTGGGAGGTCTTCATCCTGCGGAGGCAGATCGAATCCAAGCTGCTTCTGGATTTCCTGACGGTACTTGAACGCGATATGCTCTGTAACGTGGGCTGCCGCAGCAGCCTGAATCTGGGCTGCCATTGGGCTTTGGCTGATGATTTGCAGGAGCTTCGGGTCCTGCATTGCAGCCATGTGGGTGGCAATGTGCGCGTCGTGGTCTTGGTATTCGAACGCTTTAACCGGTTTACCGGTGAGGATAGCCATGTTCTCGGTAACAGGATCGCGTGGCTTGAGGTCATCCTTGTTGGGTAGAACCTTATCGATGTTCTGGATACCCATTGCGTTGAGCATACCGCGATGTAGCTCGTTGAGGTCATAGAGGTTTGGAGCCTGTGATGCAAGCTGGAGCGCAGCTTGGTAGGAAATAACCCTCTGTGCCATAGTGGACGAGTTAGGGTCCGACACTGGGATGATGTCGATACGATCATCGAAGTCCTCATGGCGGGAGTAATTGCCACCAACAGCATAGTCATAATTCGCTGGCATGAACTCCTTGATCACATCAGCGATCAGGTTGAGTTCCTTCTTGAAGGAGTCATGGATTCTGGCCTGAATGGCAGACATGACCTTCAATGCTCTTTCCATGAGAGCAAGGGTTGTGCCAACTGGAGCGTTCTGCTGGGCGCTTCCAATAGGAAGCTCTCCGATAGAAGCAAATCGACGGCCTTCCTCGACCATTGCGTTCATCAGAGTAAACAGAGTCTGAGAAGGTTCCTTGTAAGGGAGGAATGTAATGTTGTCTCTGATCGCTCCACCGGGAACATCAACGTCCCTGAACTCTCCCGGCATGATCGGGGTGTCGTCACCCTTGATCCTGAGTCCTCTGGACTTGAGACCTCCGGGCAGATTGGCAAGTGTTCCGGCGTCGACAAGCTGTCTGAGGATAGATGTTGAAGACTTAGCAATACCGCCAATAAGATGAATAAGACCAGAGCCGTAGAACCCAAGTCCCGGTAGATACTTGTAATGAGTGAAGTAAGACTTCCTTCTCTTGAGTTCGTCCTCTTCATCCCAATTCCTTCTTACTGAAAGAACCTGCTTGCTGCTTCTCTCAATTGTAACGATATACGGAAGCGCAATTCCTGTCGGCTCTCCGTTCTCGTCGGTGTCCTCAAACCCCGGAAGATCATAGTCGACATGCATCTCAAGGATGGTGTGCCTGTCGTCGTACTCTACTGACGGCTTTGAAGATCCGGTAAGCTGGTCTTTCTTCTTCTGGATCTCCGAATACTCAGGAGACGGGGCAGGAAGATCCACATCGAGATAGAAGCCTGAATTCTGAAACTTTCGTACCTCGTTAGGATACAGTCGCATGATGTGCGTGTATCTTGGGCAGGCATTAAGGTCCGTCGTGCCATACGCCACGACAAAGTCCTCAGCCGGTACAAACGCCGACACTGCCCTCTGGTAGTTTGCATCGAAGTAAGTCTTCTTGAAAGCTGATCCGGCCAGAGGAAGCTGGAACAGCATCTGCTCCATCTCCGGTCGGAACTCAGTCATCTTCTCCTGAACCTGATAGTTGAGTTCCTGCTCAACTCGTTCAGCCTGCTTTTCACGCTCGGGAGTGATTTCTCCAACGATCTTCGTCTTGACAGGGCCGCCCGCAGGGAAGGTCTCCATGATGGTTTGGCTCTGGAAGCGGATAACCGCCTCTGACAGGATCGGATGGTAGACTCCGCAAGCCCCCGGCCACGGTGTAGTCCGGTCATCGATCTTGAGGCCAAGAAGCTCCAGCCCCTTAGTGTATGCGTCTTCCCAGTCCTTGCGGCTCTGCTTGTCAGCGTCAAAAGCTTGGACAAGCTCATTGCCAAGAGAACCAAGAGTAGCAAGATCAAGCTGTTCAGCAAGATTCTCGTTATGCTCAATGACCTCATCTTCGGGCGCCTCCCCGATTTCGATAGACATACCCGGAACCTCGACAGACATCGCCTTCGGGTCTACAACCTCAATGGCAATATCAGGGGTCTCTAGGGGTCTATCGATCATTTAGCATCCTAATAATATTCTGCTGTTTTTCTAAATCTGTTTTCTTCTTCGTAATCTGTAGGTACAGACACGAATCCACCCTGACGATACCTCATCAGGGCCTGAGTAACCGAGTCAACAAAGTCATCATGCTCTCCAGAAGGAAACTCGGCGCACTCTTCAATGACTTCTTCCGCCCACCTAGTATCGGGTGCCCAGACCATACCAGATGCAAACAGGTCTGCTACCGCATTTGCCCTAGAGATCTTGTCATTACCCTTGGTGGGGGTGTATTCCGTGACGGGAATGCCCATCGATCTCAATTCAAAGACCAGAGGCATGCCTGAAGCCTTACCTTCCACAATAAACGCGTCAGGATTCCACTCTTTCCAGTGATCCATGGCGACCTTCTTGAGTTCGGGGAACTCCATTCGGTCCTTGAATGCGTCCAACAGGATCAAATTAGGGCGATTCTTGCCATCAGGACCATCCTGATAGAACACACCCCATGTAGTACAGGCTGAATAGTCGCTTCTTTCCTTCTTGAGGAAGGCTGTATCCCAAGATTGGATGATGAATTCGCATGCAGGAGGGCTCCTTCCCTCCCACTTCTTCCACCATTCCCTCTTGATAATGGCTCCTTCTTCCGAAGTAGGCTGCTGCTGGTACTGTGCCTGCCACTTACTGACAGGGAGTTCGGCCTTGAGGCTCTCCAGTAGCTCAATACTCCAGAATTCAGGCCACAGAGGCTGTCCTGAAGGCATGATAGCGGGGAATTCGATGACTTCCCACTCATCCATGCCGTCTCTCTTAGCGGCAGAATCGATGATTCTACCAGTAAGATCCTTCTTTCCCCATCGAGTCATCACGATAATGATGGCTCCTCCGGGCTGAAGACGCTGTCTTGGTCCGGAAGTGTACCATTCATAGACCTTGTCGAATACTGACGGGTCTGTTGCGGCAATGGTAGCTTCCTGTTCGGAGTGAGGATCGTCAATGATTAGAAGATCCGCACCTTTACCAGTAACAGCACCACCAACACCGATAGCGAAGTAGTCACCCTTGGCGTTGGTGTTCCACCTACCTGCAGCCTTGCTGTCTACAGCAAGCTTTGAATCAGGAAAGACAATCTGGAATTCCTCTGAGTCAAAAAGATTTCGAACCTTACGTCCGAAACCAACCGCAAGTTCGGCAGTGTGTGCCGTCTGAATTATCTTCTTTGATGGGTCTCTACCCAAAAACCACGCCGGAAGAAGGTACGAGGCGAACTCAGACTTAGTGTGTCGGGGTGGCATGTTGATGATCAAACGCTTCAGCGTTCCCTCAGCAACCCTGTTGAAGGCATCTGCCATGATCTTGTGGTGTTTACCGCTGATAAATGCGGGCCACATTTCCTTCACGAAGGATAGAAAATCCTTCCGACACGCCTCGGTCTTCTTGACCGCCTCGTAATCTGCAAGCAGTTTAAGGATGGAGTTCTTCTCCCTTTCAGGCAATCCAGAGATTGTCTGGAACATCTTGTCAGGAGATATGCCGAACTCAGATAGAATATCCATTACATCCTTATAGGGACGGCAACAACTGGTCTATATAACTACGTAATATAAATGCTTGATACCAGCGTTGCCGATTTCATCTAAACTTCTTAACCTTGTTGGCAATTGACTTGGGTTGAACAACAAACTGCTTACCCTTGGCCTTGCCTTCTCTCTTTGCCTTTGTAGTAGAGGCATACTCTGAAGCACTGAGAGATTTGATTGCCTTCTCAGGAAGATATCTCTCTCCAGTCTTTGAACTGGGTTTGCCAGACTTTGTACGCCACTTCTGCTTTGTCCAGTCAACCAGAGACTGTTGAGGCTTCTTCACTTGTAACCTCCACCAGACTCCTTGTACTTCTTTGCAAGAAGCTGTGCCTTGCGAGCAGACCATTGTCCTGCCTTGGTGCCCATGACCTCAGAGGACTTGATCTTGTCAAACAATCTCTTTCTAAGAGCGGGCTTGGTATAGTTACCTGCCTCGTTTACCTTGCTCTTCATTCTTATTTCCTAACTGGAACGATTAAGGCACTCGCCTGCCAATTCGTTGGCCATGGAAAGAAACCAGAAAAATAACCATGTTTGCCATCATCGTTATGTCTGGTTGACACCAGTTTGGGAGCGGGTATTGGAATTGCACCAATGCCCTCCAGATTATGAATCTGACGATCTACTTCTGATCTAACCCGCTAAATCTTTGACACACTAAATGCATCTTATCATGTTGTACAGTACAAACTTATGTATGTCAACATATTTCTTGAATATTTAGAAATTAATTTTGTACGTACAATGTACGTACAAGGCATAATTAAAATATAAAAAATAAATCTATCTTATTTTTAAGATAGATCTCAAATCACAACACGAAGTGTTATGTAAGCGACATCGCAACCTGTTTGGGACAGGTTGCTTGCTCAACGCGTTGTGAGTCGCATTGAGCGCAAAATGATAACTTCATAACACGAATCCGGAAAAAAGTCAATTGGGTATGTTGGCATATAAAGAAATCTTTATATGGGGAGGGTGTAGCCCTGTAGCCCGTTATACGTTGTCGTCGTTGTGTTTTTATATGCGGGATATTAGAAATATAAAATATATAGGGGGTGGGGGTGTGTGT